TCTGTTAAAAGGATTACGTTATCAGCTTCCCCACCTTTTGCTGAATGTATTGTAGATAATGTTATCCTCGGCTTTTTAGTAATCTTTTCGCCAAGACGAAGCATTGACAAAATATAACTTCTTTCGTGTGGTGTAAGGGCAGTAAACATATCATGCCATATCTTTGGCTCAGGTAGTTCTGCTAAGTTTTGTATTTCTTTTAATGTGAGTTTACGAGAAGAGTCTATTCCATTTAATGCTTTTCTTTTTGCTTCCTTTATATACGGTAACATATTTTCGGCTTGGTCAGGAAAAATAAGATTACCTTTTCGTAATTCTTCCCAGTTTTTTACTGCATCTATTTTCTTTTGCGATATAGAGGGATTGTTTTTTCTTTCAAAGTATACACCTAATCCTCTACAATGGGCTTCAACCTCGTTTAATAAATAATTAGAACGAGATAATATTAACCATTGACCAGAGGATATATCAACATGTTCGAAACTTGCTTCGGTGACTACATTACCAGTCTCTTCTCTAGGACTCCAAACTTTTTGTGTTCTTGTCTTAATACGACTTATGACTTTGTTAGCTATTCTAAAAACACTTTGGGGAATACGATAGCTTTTCTCCAAAACCCTAGCACCACTGGATATGTTAATCAAGAAGTTCACATCTGCCCCTGCCCAGCGAAAGATAGCTTGATCATCATCACCAGCGATATAAACTCGCTTAGATTTTTGTGCGAGAACCTTTACTAGTTTCCATTGTAATGGACTAAGGTCTTGGGCTTCGTCAACAAACATTACATCAAGACTAGGGGCAAGTTCTTTTCTTACACACATGTCAAGCATATCTGTAAAGTCGTATAATCCTCTTGCTTGTTTAAATTGGTTTAAGCCCTTAGAAAACCTTTCTAACGTATGCCAGTCTATATCTTCATCGTAGTGTTCTTGCCACTCCGACCTAAGATCTTGACATTTAAGTCTTGCTAATCCTTCTACAAACTTTAACTTATCGTCCTTAGATAACAAAGAAATAGATCCTTCTTCCAAAGTTATATCTCCAGTTAATCGTAAACCCATAATATCATTAAACTCTCTATAGCTTGAACGAGCCATGACAGAATCTCGTGACAACCCCAACATACGATAACATAACGAATGTAAAGTTCTAAAGTTAGGTATATCTTTTCCAGTTAAAGCAAACCTTTCCATAGTTCTATCTTTGCCCTCGTCTGAGGCTTTTTTAGTAAAAGCGAAATAACCAATCTTATCAGGTGAAGTTCCTTTTTCCATCTCCATTTCTATTAGGTTAAGAATAGTCGTTGTCTTGCCTGTTCCTGGAGGACCAAGAATAATTGACCATGTTGAAGGATCTATACTCAAAACGGATCCTCGCCCATACTAGGTAATTCGAAACTATCTTCTTGGGAACTAAACTCTGGTATATACCAAACCGTTACACCTTTACCTTTTACATGAAAAAAGTGATCACCACCCCCAAGTTCCCTGAGCCTTGCAGCAATATGGTTTCTTCCGTAATCCCTAAACTGCTGTCTTCCAAAATAGTCTATTAAATCTTTTAACCTAAAATAAGTCTTGCTTTCTTCTGTCCAAGGCTTACCTAGTAATAACTCATCTCTTGATTGGGCTTGTGCACGTTCAGTACAAAAAGATTCTAATAGTTCTTTAAACTGTCCTTGAACCGAAACATCATCTGGTACTTCAATAATAGATACACTATCTAATAATTGTTGGACTACAGTTCTCCAGTTGTTTTGTCTCATAGTTAATGGCATAAAGTTTAACTCGTCCATACATCTTCTTTGAAACTTAGTTTGGTTTTGTAACTCATCTGTAGTAAGTTCTATTCGGTGACCCTCTACATCTAAAAACCAAATCGGAGGTGTAGAGTCTTGTTTTTGTAGATTACTAAATTGTGGTAAGCCCCCAGAAGAACCAACCCCGTATTCGCATGTTCGACAAACGGCAGCATTACAATGAGAAGCGATAGGTTGATCGTTACACTTATATTGATAATCTCTATTACTTAACGACTTAATAACAGTCAATACGTCTGCAGCACCAAGAGGTGGTTTCATATATTGAAAATTCTTTTCTTCTAACTTCTTCTCCCAGTCGTCTGAAAACTTCTTTCGTAAAAACACACCAACATCAAATAGACCATTATTCCTAGTTCCTTCAGGAAAGCCCATACTACAAAGTATTTTTAAACATGGTGGTGCACCCTCTAAATCTTTATCTGCGTTATCTGCTGATATAATCTTTAGGCTTTCTAATTGTTTCTTACTTATTACCTTGGTTTTTGCATACTTTAAAAATTCTTCTAAGTCTGTTATCGCTACCCCTTTATCATCGTGGGCATACCTAGTTGTACGTTTACCACCGAAGTATGGCATATTTAGAGTGCTACCTCTATCACCTTTTTCTAACAGAAGTTTAGTTTGCTTGGGGAATATCTCTGCAGTTGCATAACCCAGCACCGATGCAATATCTTTTAATTTATGTTGAACAATAGCACAGCTGACTGGCTCGGATAGAAACACATATACATGTGCCCCTCCTGATTTAGACCGTGCTACCACAAAAGGAAGTTCATTAGTTTGTATTAACTTAGTTACTAAATCACCGTGGTTTAAAGGATATTGATCAATATCAATAGCACCCCAAGTACAAGTATTGTTTTCAGTAATCGGTATAATACCTAATGAATTTTTTCCTTCTAAATGATTTTTCCAAAGTTCTTGTAACCGTAAGTCATCAATATCTTCTGATATGATACGGTATCTTCCCTTTTCTTTTCCTATACCGTTACCCTCTTCTGAAACAAAAGAGCCATAAGCCTTTCGTAAACCTGAGAATAACTGTGCGAATTCTTTTGCTATCATAATAAAACAGGGGCAGTTTTCACTGCCCCTTAATACCTAGAACGGTACTGTGTCGTCAGAGACTGGGCTCGATACCCCCTCTTGATCAGGTTGCTTTACCTTTACATCTCCTGACCTTATTCCTTTTAAGAAGTTACTTGCTTCAATAAGAAAAGGCTTACTACTTACAGCCTTATCTAAACCAATAGACCAACCGTACCAAGAACCTTGGTCGTTTTGCTCACCAATAGTCTTTACTAGATAACGGAACATAAACATTGGGGCTTCTACTAGTTCGCCTTTACTGTTTTGAACTTTGCGTTGCTTCATCTGACTAATCCATTTTCTAGATTTACTAAGCTGGGATGAAGTCATAGTAAGAACGGCTTGTTGCCATTCGGTTTCGTCTTGGTTAGTAATCATAACATAGAAGTGAGCAGTCTCCTCGATATAGTTACCGTTGTCTAAAACAAATTTGTTCTTATCTGTTTTAGTACATTGGCTTAATATCTCTCTGCTATGGTCAGGATTAACTAATCCTCCACCACTATTATCACGAGACTTCCACTCTATATACTTCTTTTGATAATAACAAGGAACAACAATTAACCCCTGATCGCCATCGGTACACTCTGAGGTAACAGTATTATAAATATGACCTTGCTCCGATCCTTTTACATACTTGCCATCGTTTTTGTTAAGTTGAGGACTACCTGATTGTATAATCCTTATAAAGGGAACAGAATAATCGTCAGTAGTAGTTTCTTCTAATCCTGTGCCTACGTTTAATATATCGTCATCTACTACCATAATAGTTGACTCTTCTTTTTTTACAACTGCTTGTGCCATTTTTTCCTCCTATGACTTTGAAATTTTAGTTGTGAAACCACTGTATAGACCAAATAAAGTAACAGGAATATCTGTTCCCTTTTCCATTTGTTCTCTAGCGAATGATTTTAAAGTGGCGTGGTGAACACCCTCTTTAGTAGTATAACTTTGCCCCATACTATCTAAAGCTGACATGACTTCTACATACTTATTGTCACCTCTGCCAAACTGTGAAACAACTTCACGCTTTATGAGTTCTCCGAAACCATTTTGTTCTAGCCAAGAGTGTGCTTCGTTTGCTCGGTCTTTTGAGATATGAGCCGTAACAAAAGGCTCAACCTTTATTTTAGTTCCGTCTTTTAATTCAAAACTAGATAAACCAACCTCTGCTAAAAGATCAGGTATTTCTTGTTCTGCAATCTGTCTTATTCTAAACTTATAGTCTTTAATAGACTCCTCGAAGCCTTTTACTTCATTTTGTTTGTGAATAAGTTCGTTAGCCAATTTAGACAACTGATTTAACTCATCAGTTGTAGCCTTGACATTTAAGGTGTTTAAGCCCTCACCACTGAGGATATCGTCAAGATTTTCCATCATACTCTCCAAAGTATTTTAGGTTAATATTAATGGGAAGATATAGTGCTTCTTGTCTATCCCACTTTAGCATTTTAAACTTCCCATCGTTTACATGAGAAGCTATACTGCAAGCTATACCAATAGCTGCAGGATCTCCCATGAGCAACAAGTAGTCGTCATCAGAGAACTCATTTAAGCCTTCTCGCAACCGTGCAACGGTTGGAGCCGAACTAAATACAATTTGTCTGTTGGAAGGCAGTAATGTTCTTATTCTGCCAAATCGTGTAGCCCCAGAAATGTTCTTAGTACCGAAATCCTGAACCACATATACCGTAGCATTTTGTTCCATTCTACTTTCTCCAGTTATATTTAAATTACCTTACTATATTATTACTTAAATATATATAAGTATTTACTGGTAGCCTAATGTAATTTTAAAAAGATTTTGATTTTTATTTTTTATAAAAGCTCGTCATAATCTCATAATATCATAAGATGTGTGTTAAGTCCTTGTTTTTACTGAACAATGGCTCTATGAGATTTGTGTTTACAATATGATAGATAAAGGGTCGTAAGCACCTTTTTTCATAATATTTATATATCTCACTAGATATTAGTATAGTATAGTAAATTTTAGAAAGAAAGAAGGAGAGAAATTTGTTTAAATTTAAAACTAAACCGTACAAGCATCAACTAGATGCTTTAACCGTTTCCTGCGAAAAACAAGAATACGCATTGTTAATGGATATGGGAACAGGTAAATCTAAAGTATTAATAGATACTATCGCTTACCTTTATGATAAAGGTGAAATTAACTCAGCTTTAATTCTTGCACCAAAAGGTGTTTATAAAAACTGGGTGGGTCAAGAAATACCAACACACTTACCAGAGCATATAGAGCATAAGATAGCTTATTGGTCTTCGCCCTTAACACAGAAGATAAAAAATGAGATAAAAAGTATTTGGGATCCAGAGTGGGATCTTCATATATTTGTAATGAATATTGAAGCGTTGTCAAGTGGTAAGGCTTTAGACGTAGCTAAGAAGTTTTTGTCAAGGCATAAGAATGGTCTTGGTACTGGAACTTTATTAGCTATAGACGAATCAACAGTTATAAAAAACCCTAAAGCAAAAAGAACTAAAAGTGCAATAGATTTAGCAAAGATGGCTAAGTACAAAAGAATACTAACAGGATCACCAATAACAAAATCACCTTTAGACCTATACTCACAGTTTGCTTTCCTTGGGGAATCTTTACTTGGCTTTAAATCTTATTATTCTTTTTGTTCTCGTTTTGCAGATATGATTCGTAGGTCTGCAGGTACACATCAATATAATCAAATACTTGGCTTTAGGAACTTAGATGAACTTACTGACCTTATTAAACCTAATTCGTTTAGAGTTACTAAAGAGCAATGTTTAGACTTACCAGAAAAGGTATATACAAAAAGAAGTATTGAACTAACTTCTGAGCAGAAAAAAGTTTATGACGAAATGAAAAAGAATGCTGTAACTATACTAGACGATATGGAACAAGTTACTGCTAACGCTGTTATAACTCAGCTATTACGACTACATCAAATAAGTTGTGGGTTTTTAAATACGGATAGTGGAGCTAGTGTTGAGCTAACAAACAACAGATTAAGCGAACTGATGGGTATACTAGAAGAAGTAAATGGAAAAGCAATTATATGGGCTAACTATAGGCACGATATATTAGCTATACAATCTGCACTTAAAAAAGAATATGGTGATAAATCAACTGCATCATACTTTGGCGATACTGCAGGAGAGGATCGACAAAAGATTGTTGAGTCTTTTCAAAACAACGACGATCTTAGGTTTTTTATCGGTCAACCAAAAACTGGTGGTTATGGTCTCACCTTAACTGCTGCAAATACAGTAATTTATTATAGTAATAGTTATGATCTTGAGGTAAGGTTGCAATCAGAAGATCGTGCACACAGAATAGGTCAAGAACAAAAAGTTACTTATATTGACTTAGTTGTAGAAAAAACAGTTGATGAAGTTATAGTAAAAGCACTTAGGCAAAAAATTAATATAGCTACACAAGTTTTAGGAGAAGATTGGAAAAAATGGCTGATATAATAAAAACATTTAAAGACTTGAGAAGAGAGAACGAACTAACTCAAAAACAAGTTTCTGAAAACACTGGTGTTAGTGTTATTACAGTTTATACTTGGGAAGCAGGACAAAGGCAACCAACCCTTGATAACTTTGAAAAAGTTTTAAATAAGATGGGGTATGAGTTAAGTATAAAACCCTTGGAGGTAGCTCAGTGAACATAGATAGATTAAGAGTAGAAATAGAAAAAGATGAAGGCTGTAAGTACGAAGTCTATTTAGATCATCTTGGTCTACCAACTTTTGGAATTGGGCATCTTGTAACAGAGTGGGATGACGAATATGGAAAACCTGTTGGTACTAAAGTTTCTGAAGCTAGAGTCAATAATTGTTTTCAAACCGATGTTCATGGCACAATAGACGAGTGTAAAAAATTATACGATAATTTCGATAAGATACCAGAAGAAGCACAGTTGATCTTATGTAACATGATGTTTAATATGGGCAGACCTCGTCTTTCTAAATTTAAGAATATGAATAAAGCTATCGCTGAAGAAGATTGGTTCGAAGCAGCAGTTCAAATGGAAGACAGCCGTTGGTATAAACAAGTAACTAATAGAGCTGAGCGACTCATAAAAAGAATGGAAGACTTAGGTGTAAAAGAACAAGTTGCTACTTAGTTAACCCTTTTTGTTTTTCATATGTCCTAAGACCACCAAGTCCTAGCATACCCATCAAAACTGTCATAAGTGAACCCATGTCAAAAGTTGGAAGTTCTGGTATTTCTACTGTTAAATAAGCACATATAAACATAGTAACAGGGGCAAGTACGAAATGCCAACATAGGGCAATACCACATGTCCAGCCAATAAAGGGTCGCCAGCCTGCCACAAATATGGATTTATGTTGTGCTTCTGCCTTATTTATCTCTATCTGACCTTTTGCCAGTTCCTGTGCATGATTCTCTGCCATAGTTGCCACCTCATGTGCCAACTTGTTCTTCATGTCTTTATCTTCTATAAATTTACCAAGTAAATTACTTACTGGTCCTATTAGAGCTGTTAACATTATTATCTCCCTTATGTTCGTGACCCATCCAAATACCAAACACACCTGTCATTACACCCATAACGACAGATACGAAAGCTGATTGACTAGCAGTTGGGTCATCTAATCCCATAAACCATTCAGCACAACGCCAAGACATAACGGTACTAGCAAGCATCATCAGTCTTGGTAATATCTTCCATTTTAAAAAGGTTTCTACATTCATTGTATTAAAATCTCATTTAAACCAAAGCCTTCTAACAAAACTAACGTAAAGAACAATAACAAAATGCCTCCTGCTATTAATTTACCACTAAAATTAGTAGATCCAATCTTAATTGCAACAAACTCATTACCTAGTATTCTAAGTGATAACTCAAAAGAATTATTGCTTAAATCTAAATTAATTAGTTTCTTTTTTTCATCTGTCATGTTCTTTTCTTTTTTATTTTCTTTTGAACTGTTTTACTAAGGTCTTTTAAATGAAATAGTTTTACACTTTTAGACGTGTGTGATGCACCACTATGTAAAGTGCCGTCTTTCATTTTATGAGACTTACCGTTATAAATTGTTCCGTTTCTTTTATAATGTGTTTTCATTAGTATATCCTCACTTTTTTTGGGTCTACGTTGGGTATTACTTTACAAATACAATCGTATACTTGTTCTTTATCGTTTTTCATATAGGTTTGGTTACTTAACTTTTTTTCGAAACGTAAACAATCATTTACATTCTTAAAATATATTGCTCCTTCATCAACAAAACCATTCAATGTACAAAATAACATAAACGCTGTCATTTGGCTATACTCCTAAGACTTTCCATTACTTTATCAATGTCTGGTTCTTCACCATTAGGATTATAAATACATTTGTATTGTTTAGGGCAGTTTTTTTCTATCATCATTTCAAATGTTTTATTGCCACCTTGATATATACATGCTTGCTGCCCAGTAACTTGAGACTTAACTGTTTTCTTTAATCTACAAGTTGTGTATTTCTTTTGCTGTACTTTCCCTTGCCATATTTTTTGTTGCCTTGTGTAATCTTTACTTTTGTATTCGTAAGCAAAGGCTTTTACACCTGCAACCAATACACCTAAGATTAAACCAGTGACTATAAGCGAATATCCAACCCATTTTATAATCTCCATTATTTCTTCTTGTTGTTGCCTAGCTTTAATTCTTGCTTGTTTTTGTGCTTCTTTAGCTTTGTTTATTCTATCTGCTCTTTCAGCAATAATCTGGTCCCAAGTTGTGGGTCCAAACCTTAAATTGATCATATTTTTAAGTTCCTGACGCTGCTCCTCCAAAAGCTTTCTATTAATAAAATCATCTGCTGATTTTTCAACTGAACCAAACTGTTCAGCAATAGACATCCCTTTGCCTTGACCTTTATTCATCTGTTCTTCACCAAGAAAAAAGCCATCTATTTGTTTAGCTATACCTGATATATCTTGTACTGTACTGATGTTGCTTTTAATAAACTCTACTGATTTTTGTACTAGAGCAATACCAGTCAGAATTTCTGCAACAACCATGTCTACCTACTTTTGTAATTCATCTAATATCGCTTTTGCAGCACTAGGCTTGGGTACATTTAAATCATCCAAATTACCAGTTCTTGATGTTGCACTAAACTCACCATCGTTACCTATAAAAATTCTTCCTAAAACTTTTACAGCTTGAGAATGTGCAGGACTCATCTTTGAGGCTTGAGCCATTGCTCTTAACTTATCAGGATCTACTAAGGCTTGAACTAAAGCGTCTTCTCTAGCCTTTCCTCTTATCTTATTTACGAAAGTTAAAATCCTTCCAGGACGTGTAAACACACCAACAAAACTTCTTGCAGCAACTAACAAAGCATTGTTTTCTTCTTTTGCAATTCTTGCACCTACATCGGTTAAAGCAGGCTTCATTGCAGCCAAAACTTTATTTAAATTTTGAACATATTCTGGACTAAATAATAAACCTAACTTATCTTTATTATTTCGTATATAACTACCCATAAGATCTACATCAGGAATCATCACACCGTTTAGATTTTGTACTAAACCTGCGTTTTCATCAGTCATTTCTTTAAATACTCTTGCTTGAAATATTTTTTTTAATTGTGGTTCTCTATTTAAAATAGGAATGACTTTTTGAAAACGAGTTATATTTTCTGGTTGCCAGACTAAACTAAATAGTTTTTCTGGTTCTCTAAGTAACGCACCACCTAGTTCTAATGTCTCATCTAACTCTGATAAAGAAGCAGTTCGTTTTGCATTTATCTGAGTAATAACTTCTCCAAAGTCTGATGCGTTATTTAATTTTGCAAGAGCTTCTGGTGAAAGATATTCTTTCATAACCGTTCCATACTTTTCTACAAAAGCATTATGAGCATTAGTATCTATTTTAGTAATCACACCATCGTTATTTCTTTTTACAACATTTTTTAGCCATTGCTCACGAATAGAATCGCCAACTTGAACAAGAACATCACCGTTTTTAGGGTCTTTCTTTAATAAGTCAGCTACCTCTAAAACGGCTGTTCTACCCGTCTTATCTGGAGTCATTACTAAGTTAAATGCTGCTTCAGGGTTTTTAGCCGTTCTTAATTTAGCTACAGCAGAAAGTTGACTATTACGAAACTTTTTTGAAAACTCTGCAAAACCATCGTCTAATAGTTTTAATTCATCGGCTAATCCTTTAGGTGCATTTGCTCTTGAAAGAACACGAGTCCTTGCTGTTTCTAATGCTTTTACCATTGAACTTATTGTTTCAGGATAAGGAGCGTCTTCTCCTTTTAATGATTTTAAATAAGCCTTACGCTCTAATCTTCTCAGGTCTCGTAAGTTTTCATTTAAGGTTCTTAATGAAATATTCTTTACACCAATCGCTCCACCTTTTTCTGAAACAACGAAAGCATCATATACTTTGTTTACAACTTTTAATTCTTCTGGACTTAAAAAAGGTCTATCAGAAAAAGTTTTCTTTAAACTTGCTGCAATATTTGCTGCTTCCGTTGGTTTTATACCACCTTTACCAATAACAACATTATCAATACTTATACCCGTTTTTTCTGACCACTTTTTATAAATACTTTCATAATTAGCACTAAATTTTTGATTTGCTGTTTCATAAGCACTACCTATTGCTTCTTTTACAGAAGCACCTACTTGCGAAGAATTTGCTACTGAAGCAGGAAGATTAGCAGCATCATCTATTATAGTATCTATTTCTTTTAATTCATTTTTATAAAAATTATTAACAGCAGATTTACTTAACTCTACCGTTTCTGTTAAACCTGTTCTAACACCCTGACCTACCTTCTGTAATGCAAGCTCACTAGTATCTATTGCTTCTACATTAGGTGGCATACCGTCTGTAACATTTCCTTTTACTGCTTTATCTACTTCTCCACTTGCTAATATCTGTTTTTCTATACTAGGTGTTGATACAGCAGAGCCTACAGACGAAGTTGAAGATTTAGCTAAAAGATCTTCCTCTCTTTTTAGTTCTTTAGCCATTTGTATTCTATTGGCTTTTTCTGCAGCACTAATTCCTGGCTCATCAATACTTGCTATCACCATTTGAGCAGACGATGGTTGAACGCCTACTTCTGCACTTGTTTTTGCAGCAGGTGTTTTTACCCAACTGTCATAGGCTTTTATAAAAGATTCTTCATCCATATCAAAACGAAGTTTAGGTGATACTATTCCTAGCTTTGATAAAATAGGTCTTCCAAATTTATATAATAATTGTCCACCTGCACCACCTAAAGCACTCCATTTCGCAGTACCGAGTGCTTGCCTTAAAATGTCATCGTTTGTTATATCAGGAGATAATATCCCTGTTTCTCGTGCTAATTTTAACCTAGCTAGTTCTGTTGCAAAAGCAGCAGCACTTGCAGCAGCAATATTTGCCACGCCACTTTGACCAATTCCTGGAATAAATGTTGTACCGATAGCTGCTGTAACTTCAGCAATAATAGTTGGAATATCACCTGTTAAATCAGCAAGATCTCCAGTAACCAAATCTGCACCACCTAATGGGTCAAGAACATTATATTGTCCATTATTTCTTGGATCTTTAAATTCTAATCGTTTACTTTGTGGACCAATTCTTAATCCAAAATCATAATTTTCGTCTATAAGTCCTTCTTCTTTAAAGTAGTTTTTTAAATTAAAAAGAACATTCTTTTTATTTATCTCTGGATCTGTAACACCACCTATACTAATTTTTGCTCTTAAACTAGCAGGAATTCCTTGGTTTGATACACCTGCAAGATTCATATCTATTTGTTCTTGCGAAGGATCAAACGCTGTCATAGAAAGGTCAGCTGCTAACTGAGCATTATCAAAAGACGAAGTACCAAGTCTGTTTTGAATAGCATTAAGTGCTGCATTAGGTATGGGGGCTGTTTTATTTACAGTATTACTTGCAGCTTGTAACCTTGTTTTTTCAGCTTCGTCAAAAATTTGATCTAATATACTCATTATTTAAGAGCTTCCCTTAATTTTTTAGCATCTTCGCTACTTAAACCTAATAAAATTTTGTTTATTTGCTCTTTTGCTGCGTCAGCTACGCTTTTATTTTGATTATCTAATAAAATACTTATTCCTGATATTTTATTTTTTAAATCAGTGAGTTCGGGAGATAGTGTTGATGTCTCTCCTCCTCCTGCTTCTGGCTTTAGCTCTATATTAGAATTGTTACCCATAGCTTTTTGATATTTGTTAAATTTCATATAAGATAAACCATTCAGAGCAAAATCTGTTTTGCCCACAAACATTCTTTCATATAAAGTTGTGTCAGGTGATAATCCTTTTATCAGTTTAATAGGATCGTATCGGAACTGGTCAAGGTCAGTGTTTCCCCTTTTCTCTTCCATCTTTCTTGTTTTGGAATAAAATTGATTCATCCTTACACCAAGAGCATTACTAGATAAATTTATAGCATTACTAACACCGTTAATAACTTTATCTTTATTTACGAACCAATCACCATCAGCAATATTACCACCACCTATTGTTTGTAATGCTGCAGCAACATCTTTATCTGTTAGCTTTCCAGTTTCTCTACTAGACGCTAATGCAAAAGCATAATCCATTACAGCAGACATTAAATTTTGATTATTTCCTGCTGCTTGTTTAAATCGTTTAAATATATTAGATGTCTTTCCTGAGTTACCAGAAATTAATGCATCAATATTACCACCGTCATATTTCGCTTCTTGTTCTGCATTCATAACAAAACCGAAGTTTCCTATTTGTAGTTTCGCTCCTTCAATTAAATTTCCTAATGCTTGAAAAGCACCTACAGACTCATCACCAATTTCTTTTGCAAGATTTTGAAGTATAGAGTCACCTATGTAAGCAGCACGGACAAACCCAACTTGACTTTTTTCTATTTCGTTTATAACGGACTTATTCTTAAATTCATCGATTCCGCCTGCTTCAGCTGGACCACTATAAAAAGAACCGTCTGGACCCATGTAAACAATATTACCTTTTGTTTCCTCTGTTAATTTTTTTATACGACCACTAACTTCAGTTATTTCTCTGTTAATTACTTCCAAGGGTCTTCCAGGATTACCCATGGAGACATTCTTTTTTTCTTGTTCTAAAGACGTTAAATCGTTCTGTTCTTTTTTTAATGCCGTTCTATTATCAGGCTGAGTTATTTCTTTATTAATTTTAGCTTTTATAGATGTTAACTCTGCCTGTAGTACTCCTTTTTTAGTTGCATCCTTTTCAGCAAAGATAGCTTTATTTAATTGTTTTTCTGCATCTAATAGAGCAAGAAAGCCAGATTTAGTAGGGTTTAAGTTACTAGAACTCACACTAACTTGAGAAATATTATCTTGGATATTTCCTGTTTTTGTTTTATCTGTAAAACCTTTTATCGTATAAGATTTTGTAGAATCATACTCTATATTTTGGAACTGACTTGGAAATTTTTGTTTAAAAAAGTTAAACTGATTTTCATCATTTATTTTTACATCGGCTTTTACAAAATTACTTGCATTTGTTTCATTCGTTTCTATACCACTTTCTCTAGCTAAAGCAAAAATAGCTTGTGGTATTTTATCTATACTAACACCGTCAAATATATTTTTGTTTTTGGCTATGGCTTGAAACAAGTCACCTCTTACTTCTTTTTGAAATAAATTTGCTGTAGAGGTGATCTTATCAGCTATTGCTTTTTGTTCGTTTTGATTAAATGTTTTATCTTTATATAAAAGGTCTGTTAAGTTTTTGCCTAACTTAGTTGTGTTTTCGGCTTGCTTTTGTTTAAACTTTTCATAGTTTGCTAAAAGAGCAGTTTGAGATTTTTTATCTTCTTTATAAACACCGAAAGCTAATCCCATCATCGCTGAATCTTTTGCTGATGTTTTTGCTTTTGATGCTTTTGCTGCTTTTCCACCCTCACCTAAAGCAAGACCAAGACTTTGTAACCCTGTTTGATTCGGGTCTGCACTTAATAAAGATTGTCCTATAGCCAGTGCCGCATCAGCCCATGCAGGAGTTTCTTTTTCAGTATCAGTTCCAAAAAAGTCTTTTACCATTTTCTTTGATTTTGCTGCATCAGGTGTAGATTTTTTAATTAAACCTTTATATAACTTATCAACTTCTTTTCCACCTGTTGATAGTTTATTTAATGCACCTAATATTTTTGTTATTTCTCCACCACCATCATAAAGAGACTTTGCTTTTTCTGTTACCTTTTTAGGGTCATCTGTAGCTAAACTATTAATATCTTTTTCATCTAACTCATTAAAGTTTAAATTCATTCCTTCTGGGGAAAAAACACTTTTTCCTACTTTTTCTAATTCAGAATTATCAATATCGTTAAAACTGCTTTTTAGTTCTTGGTTAGACTCTTGCATCACGTTTGCAAAAGGAATTAGTCTTTTGTTACTAAGTCCAGTGTTATTGGCTCCTGCAGTAGGCTTATCTAAAAACCTTGAACGACCCTGTGTTTGATACTGAGGCTTATTTAATAATGTTTCAAAAGGATTCATTACCATTACATAGTCCTATTTCCAAGTGTGCCTATTCCACTTTGTTGATTACCAAAAGGTCTATAACCTAACTGTCCTGCTAACCCTAATCCTGTTGCAGCAACGCCACCTATTTGAGATAATAACGATGGTGTTGGTGCAGTAACAGAACTTGTTGTTTGCTGAGCAGACGGAACTCCTCTTAGTATATCACTAAAATAACTTAACCTTTGTTGTGGTTCGTAGGCTTGTTGTAGATCACCTTGTCGTGTTGCATCAAGAAGGGCTTGAGCTTGACCTTGTTGTAACGATCCAATACCAAGTAAACTAGCTATGTCTTGTTGACCAAGCTGTTGTTGTAGCCCACCAAGACCTGCTAGCTGTCCAGCAAGAGAACCTTGTAAACTTCTTTCTCTTATTTGAGCATCAGCTAAATTACGTGCTTGTTGTAAAGCTGACTCAAAACCAGTTGCCCTTAGTTGTGAACCAGTTTTTGCTTGTTGATCCATTACGTTTCGTTGTAATTCTTGATTAGCTATAGCTTGCCTTGAGCCACCAAAAGCACCTGCTCCCACAGCATTAGCGTTTATTCCTTGTTGAGCAATATTTCCTTGTCGTGCTATATCAGCTTGAGTTGCATCAATAACTGACTCGGTATAGGGGTTCATAAATTGAGAAATACCAGAGGCACCAAAAGTATTAGATATTGAGGGTTGATTCATAACGCCTCTTAAAGCCGTGTCTGCTCCAGAAAGAAAAGGTTGAAAACCTCCAATACCCTCTTGAGTTTTTGTTACAGCCTGTTGCTGCTCAGGAGTAAAACCTGCAACTGATATGTCAGGTATATCAATCGGAGTTTGTGTTGCTTGATAAGACGACTCTAAAAGTTTACGAGCATAGTCCTCTAAAAAAGGGGCTTGTCTTGTAATAGTAGTTTGTTCTGTGGTTGCCATTATGCACTCCTCGCATTTTGATCAGCTTTTTGTTCAAAAGCCCTCATAATCCCTGCCATAACTTTTGCTCCTTGATCAGGATTATTATTACCTGTGGGGTCAGCTCCAGCTACGGCTTTTCCTGTTTGTACAAATTCTGTATTTGATAGCCTTGTTGGTATTGAGTCACTAGTTGGTGATCCTGGACCAGTAATATATCCACCGTTTGCAGCATTTAAAAACATATTTCTACTTAATACATTATTTAATAATGCTTCGTAGTCCACGTTAGCTAAATTACGTTGAGGGTCAGTTGGTGCACTCTGTTTTTCTTGTGCAAATAAAGATTCTTTAGGAGGAGGTGTTAGCGATCCTGGAAGTTCTGGGTTTTCTCCTCTGGCTAATGCAGCATAATAATCATCTACAACAGTGTTTGCACTTTGACTTCCTTCTATCTCTGGTACTTCGGCTAGTTTTGCAATTTGTTCTCCAACTAAAGGAGATAGACCAGCTACTGCAACTTGTGGTAAAGTTGCTCCTGCCCCAGAAAGTAACCCCTGCGTTCCTACTGCTGTTCCTGTTGTAGGAAGCATAGCATAGGATGAGCCTGAGCCTATGCTAGAGCCAATAGTAGGAATACTTCCTCCAGTAAACCCAGCAACGGCTGAATCTATTTGTGGAGCAACATACTTTCCTCCTACATAAGCTAAACCTGCATTTGTTAAGGCTTGTCCAACATCTTGACCTGCAGCAAGACTTCCTAAACCAGACCCAATAGCACCACCGATTCCTGGAGCGATAATATTACCAACAATAGCACCGATAGTTGGTAAATACTTTTTTAAGGATTTAAAGAAAAATTCTGGCTGTCCAGTTACAGGGTTTCTAGAATTTAAAGCATCGCCAACAATATAACTTTCTGGCTGTTCTATACCAACTGCACGCATTTGTTTAAAAATATCTTCTTTTAATTTTGGATTATTAGCTAAAACTTCTTTAGGAATAACTGTTTCACCCTCTGCAGCATGGACAATATAAGTGTCTTCATATCTACCTAAACTTGCTAAACCGTTAGCTATATTTTGATACGGTGCTGTCATTTTATCATCCTTGTTTCAACATATCACACATTTTTATCTTTTACAATATTTAAATCTGTGATAATGCACTTGTTGTTACTCTTGTCTTTGATAACTCTTGTATACTTGCTACAACATGCAACCTATTTGCCGTTGCTGCTGTTGCTTTCAGTATTTCACCACTTTGTAGTACTAAATCTCTTGTTAACAACTCAATAGTACCATTTGCACCTACTGCTTTAACTTTAAACAAGCTAAATACGTCACTGCCATTTGTAATAGTTAGTGTTAAGGTATCAGCATTACCGCTATCTTCTGAAACTATTATAGAACTTACAACAGACGCATTAAAATCTGCTCCACTAGGTGCAGTGTATAAAACAGTGGCATCAGTTGTTGTTAAATCAACTTTTGCATTTGTCAAGCCTTGTATATATTGTGGTATACTAGTTACTAACATTATCTTCTTCCATCTGGTCTAATATCAACTCGTGGAGTACCAAGTTTATACTTAGTTCCTAACGATGTTGAATCTAT